TCATTATCCTCCTCGATAACCATGAGGATTTTTCTTTCGTATACGTGGTCCGAAAGCTTCTCTCATTGTATCTTTATTTTTAAAAATCTCTTTTAAACTTTTTTTCTTTTTATCCTTTTGTTTTTTAACCAGTTCCTTAGCACCCTTTCTTGCCTTGTCCAGATGCGTATCTTCTTTTTTCTTTGGAGTCACGGCTCCAGCAAGTTTTTTATGCCAGCCTTTTCCAACTGCAAAACCTGCTGCTCCTGCCCCTACAACATCTGCAATTCCTATTCCTTTTTTCTTAGGAACTCCACGCAAGACATCTCTTCTTGCCTGAAATGTTTTAGTACTAGGAACAACACCTGCCTTTAAGGCCACACTTGGCCTAGTGTAAGGACCTTTGCTTTTTATTTTAGGGGGTGCTTTAGGTTTAATTTTAGGAGGTCCTTTTTTTAGAGTCTTTCCTACTATTCCTAATAGCATGCTTTTTTTACTTGTCATATTATACTCCTATGACACTTTCCCCAACTGTCTCCGATTGAGGATCCAATTGGTTCATCATGTTATACATTTGTTTGGCTCCAGCTAACCTGTCGCCACCTCCAAGATTTTCAACAGCCTTCGCTGTCATTACAAACTCTCCGTCTGAGAGCTTGGCATCTATTACATCATCCTTCGGACCACCTGGGCCGTCAACGGCTCCTCCGTTATCCATCTGCAATGCCGCAATTCCTCCGTCTTTCCAGAATCCTCCGCCTCCGTAGTAAGGGTTCTGCAATTCGCCACCCATGAGACTTTCATCAATTCCGTACATGAACGCAAGTTCCTTTCGTCTTCTTTTCTTGGCGTCGTCCCAAAGCTCTTCGTCAGTCGGGCGTCCGCCGTACCATCCAGCTGTCTGCGATGCAATTGTTGGCATAAAGTCTGCGTATTTTTGGTCTTTTTCTAGTGTCTGTCCTAGTAAATTCTTTCCGCCTGTACCGACTTTGCTGTAGAAGTCCACTTCAGGTATTATAGGCTCACCTCCTCCAATAGTAGCTTCACGTGCATCCCACGCTCTTTGTGGTGATATTAGTTCATATGGATCAGCCTCGGTTCCTCCAATGAGTGATACCTGATCCCCCATAAATCTCATGTCTCTCATTTCCGGAACGGTCCGTCCTTTTCCTCCTAGTACATCCCATGCTGTCAGAGGTCCTTGATCCTTAAATGCTTGTACTGCTCCAGGATCTGTAATGCCCCAAGATTCTGGCTTAATTTGTCTACTAATCCATTCGCTTTGAGGTCTGCCTTCCATTGCTCTTTGGCTCCACTCCAATTCTGGTTTAATATATTTTGTATCAAATAAATTCTTCGCGTCTACATCTCCGTAGTATTGTTTATTGAACTGATTCGCTGCCCCCTGCGCCTTCATGAATGAGAATGGCATTGAGCCTAATCCTGCATACATCGCCGCCTTTTCAGGATGCTTTGACCCTGTAAGTGCAGCCGTTCCGTATCCAAGCAGAGCCTGTTCCGCCGCGCTTCTCATCATTGGGTTTGATATCGCCGATGTTCCTACTAGACTTCCTATGCCTGGCATGAAATAGCTCAGCGCAAATGGCATTGCCATCTGCACGAAAGGGTTCTTCATTAATTTGCTTAGGAATCCCATTATGTTATCCAGTAAGATTTAGTGTGTGGTTCTGAGCCGTACGGACTTCCGCCACCCTCAAGCCAATCATATTTTTCATTAAATTCATCCCAAGTAGTTGGCTCTTGAGGATCACGAGCACCAATATTTGTCCCGAACCATCCTGCAGCTCCTTTATCTTCCATTTCTTTCACTTGATTAAAAAGTTCCCTTCTTGTTAAGTTAGTCTTATTGGGATCTGACGCTTGCATATGTTCTATTTGAGCTGGAAGTAATTCCGCCATCTGATATTCGTTAGTGCTTCCTATTCCTGTGTCGTCAGACGCATACTGATGCCAAAGTTCTGATCCTCTTTCCTTTCCAAATCTATTAATTAATTTATCGTACCACTTGTACCAGTTAGGAATGGCTGCTTGTTCTTCTAATCCTCCTAGTCCTCCCATCATTCCTCTCATCCTTGGATTGGGATGTTTTTTTGGTGGATAAGGCCCAGTATGAAATGGATCAATCTGTTGCATCCACTCAGGATATGAAGGTTGTCCAGGTGCCCCATAAGGTGGCCTAAAATTAGGAGTTCCAGTTTGTCTAGGAACATTTCTTGTGTAGTCAACCTGTTGGGGTCTCTGATAATTTTCGTATCTTACATCATGTCCACCCCGTGGGTATTGTGCTCCGACATTTGCGTTGCTAATATTTCCTCCGAATCTTGGATCCGGCGCTGACGGGAATGCTACTTGTTCTCTTTCAATTCTGCCCATTATACTTTTCCTACCACTCCTTCTAATATTTTGTGAATTGCTACCTTGATTAGAACATCCTGCCGGATGTGTTCACGTTTGGTAGAAGTTGCAGGATCGTTTACATCGTCATCAGCTTCCTTCGCTGATCCGTATTCTTTTCCTGTTTGCGTGTGAGTAATAGTTATCTCGGCAGGGACCACAATCTTGGGAACCTGTTCCCCGTTGACCTCCACGTATTCTATTACTGCATCATCATTTATAGGCATATTTTATCCTTATAGCAAGTATTATCTTCTTTATCAACCATTATGATATCTCCAGTATAGCCAGATAGACATTCACCGGCTGCACGTCATTGTTGATCTTTAGCAGATCACCTGCCTCCATAACTCCAATATCACTGGAAGCCAGGTAAAAAAAGGATTGTGTGTCTTTATCGGCCAGTGCGGCATTGGTCATGAGGGATGTTGAATTCATCTTCATCGTAATTGCCGCCGCTCCTCCTGAATTATTATACACCCACGCTGTCTTTACAAGCGTGGTTGTCTCCGCAGGAACGGTATAAATTGCAGCTGAATCCCCCGTGGATGTAAGTGTCGTCAGAACTTTTTTATAATTGTTGGCCATCTAAGCTAAAAACCATGAGAGTGCTTCATCTTCGTTCTTCAATTGTTCTGGTGTGTAAGATAAATTAAGAAGCAGGATTAACTGGTCCAGCGTCTGAATTATCTGGTTAATTTGTTCCTTGCTGTACTCCTCTTGAGCCGCAGGAAGTCTTGGTATGTTTATCTGTGCCATTATCTTAATCCATCTTGTTGCACGTCTGCACGGTAAGTTCCGTAGCGCCACGCCGTATCAATGGCGGAACTTGTAATCTTAATCGCGCCCTGTCTTCCTCTTGCACGTGTGTCCACTTTCGTCGTGGATGTAGTTATATCAAAAGGACCATTGGTAACAGTGCTGCTTGTAGGATACAGTTTGAAATCTAGTTCAACCTTAACGGTTCCTGATAAATTTTTAAAGTCGGGAATGAAACGTCTAATAGACATCAATCTTTCTCCAGCTTGAGGAATAACAAATTCACCTGATTTTATTTCAGAGCTAAGTGCTGATCCGTCCGCGTTGTTTCCATTCTCCTGCGAGTGCATGAAAGTTCTTCCATCAGTTAATCCTGTAATAGTAGTGATGGTTGCTGTTGAATCCGTTGCATTGTATTCTGTTGCATAAGGGTACTGATATACTCCCTTATCCGCCCACGAAGAACGAGACAATGTCCCATTGAACCATACTTTTTCTGCATAATTATAACTGACACATCTATCTATCACGGAAGATCCACTTGAAGGATAAAACCAAGTTACTTCATTAAATTCAGTGTTCAATGCACCAAAAGTATCCTTCTGTGATGCAGCATCTATATCCTTAAAAACAAAATCCTCCACTGAACATGGAATTTTTTGAACGGAACCATCAAACATGAAAAATGAATCAGTTCCCATCCAAAATGCTCTTCCGTTGCTCTCCACTGTTGCGTGCAATCCGCATGCTCCGCATGCAGATCCTAATTGTGAAAATCCAAATGTAAATGGTGCACCAATCAACTGCATCTGATACATTGCTGTATCACTCCAAATCAAAACGGCACCACGTGAACGTTGAGATGATACTAATTTACTTCCAGCCGTTAGTCTCTGGGTTCCTGCAGTATTGGTTGCTGTCGGTGCCCAATCATTTACATTCTCCTGATCGCACCACCTGATGAACATGTCATCACGAGTAGTTGCTGTTCCAATGGTTGTCTCTGTTCCAAAGCATATAACATGCCTGTCCGTACCTGAAACCATCATGAACCTGCTGGATGTAGGAGCGTTGGCCACCGTCGTATCCTCCGCCCTTTGCACCGTCGAGGTGCTGGCAGAAGTGTCCCAGTAATAAAGTCCACCGTTTAATTGTTGTGCTAGTACATCTTCACCCCAATTGTCCAATGACCATTTACCTGAATCCAATTGAACACTGTTAGGTGCAGCCAAAGACGCACGGGATTTTCCCCATCCCGGTCCGCCACTGACTCCTCCCCAAGGTCCTGCACCCCATCCATATCCTAGTATGGAAACGGCTGGATTGGTATTGATCTGGTATTCAGCTGTTGCTGTAACTGAAGCTGCACCAGTACTGGTTGCTGCAGATTTAGCGATGATGACATAATTATTGGTGTCGGTGACAGATTGAATTTCAAATTCTCCTTCAAGATTCGCCGCCACTATTCCATTAGCAGTTCCTGACACGGATGAAATGGTGACAAAATCTCCTTCTATCGCTCCGTGGGATGCATCAGTCGCGGTGACGCTTGTGGAAGTATCTGTTGTTGTGAAATCCGTTATGCTTGCACCGGTGGATCTTATAGGTGTAATGTCATACCATGATCCGTTCTGGTAAACATAAAGTTTCTTGTTTGTTCCTGTGATTGCGTACTGATCGCCATCCAAAGAGAACCATGTAATGATTCCTCTAGCTGCGCCTACAAGCGCATCGGATGTAACCTTCGCCCATCCTCCTATTTTTTCTGGAAGTCCATAACGAAAACGAACGTTGTCCGTATTGGTCCAACGCCCTTCTGCACCGTATTCGGTGGATTGTTTGTCAACGCCCGGAGCTACTTGTACCTTAATCAAAGTCATGAAGCCTCCTACACAGCGCTATCGTAAACGCGTATCCATTTTGTAACACCATTAATTTTAATCATAACGGCACCAAATTTATCAGCAGCTTCAGCCGTGGAAGAAGAAATACTGGAAGAACTATCAGCAGCTGATGTTCCTTTATAGTTGGTGAAGGCGAAATCTGTATCTGCCTGTTCCAATTCTATGC